GTTAAAGATTTGGCTACCAATAATGAATCTACGGATTGGGTTTTCAGGAGTCTTATCTTCCTTTAATGGGCTGTCAACAACATACCCTTGGAACAAGTAACTACGCTTCTTCCAATATTTACGACCCATATCTTCCAAAGACTTATCCTTAAACCAAGGACGAACCTCAGTAAGAATTGGACATGTTTCACCCCACATTTCCATACAAGGAACTTGTACAGTAACTGGTTTAGAACTTGTCTCGCCTTTGATACCAGCAAACGGCAATTTGATCATTGCTCGCTCGATCCAAAAGAAAGTATTGTCCGGGTCTGCGTCTGGCAGGAAACGAACTACTGCTTCTGAATTTTCTGGGATATTCCAATGTGGGTAAATTGCGTTGTCGCCACCACCGGTCGATTGACCACTTGAACGTTGTTGTGCTTCTTGTAGTTTAGCACGGATTTCAGCCAAAGATGCCATAATATATTCTCCTTAATGTTATGCCTTTGTTTTGCCATTTTCTTCTACGCAACTACGTAAAAGAAACATTGCATACGTTATATTGTACGCACTTTTATTTATCATGTCAAGAGAAAAGGCAGAATATTTCTGCCTTTTTTGATCTCTGTTAAAAGAGTGGTTTAACCGTTATTTCTTTAATCTGCCGTCAGCTTCTGCTGACTTTAACATTGCGGCACGGTCTGCGTAACTACCACGCTTAACATCTTTAGCCGCAGTCTTCTCACCTTTAGTAGGATTTTTAACATGCTTCAACGGATTAAATTTGTCGCCGGTTGCTTCGTCGTATTTGTTATACTTGGCACGTATTGGTTCTAAGTCTTTGCCTTTTTTACCTGCATCGGCTAATGACTTCATACCTTTTTTACCGTATTTCATTATACCTTTGGCAACTTTACTCATTGTTTTCTTTTCAGCTTCTACTAACGATGGTAAACCTGCTAGTCTGCGCATAGATTCCATTTGATTCTGTGCTTCGTATTTGGCCTGTAAATGGTGAACTAACTTTTCAGCTACAGCGCCTGCTTCTGGACCAAAACGCTTTTTAACTTGTACAGCAACACCAGTAGCACCCATTGGGCATCCGCCAGTCTCACGATCAATATGTGTTAATACTTCTTGTGCAATTTCTTTAATTGGTAAGCCACGGCGCATAACTTGTTCTTCGTCATCTTCACTTTCATCAACACCACCAGTATCAACACCTGGACGGATTGAGCCACCTTTGGCTTGTGAACGTAACTTGTTTAAGAACGATGCATCATCATCTTCTTCGTCGCCTGCACCTGGAATTTCGCCAGTCATGTCAGCACCTTTTACACGATGTATTGCTACAGAGTCCTGACCACCACCTTTTTGCCAAACACGTTTAGCAATAAATTCTGCTTTCTTTTCGTCATCAATAAAGTTCATTAGTTCGCCATATAGTTCTGGCCAATCTTTAACTTCACCACGACTTACACGATGCATTGCATCTCTTGTCCAATCTGGCAAGTCTTCTGGACTTAGGTAATAACCTTCTTTTGTTCCAGTAATTTTATCTTGTAAACTACTTCCTAACTCTGCGCCTGTTAATGCGCCAGCTGGAGTTTTAGTTGCCATTGCGCCACCTACTCCGCCGACTACTGCACCAGCAACACCTTCGCGAGTGTCTTCTGGATGCTTTTCACCAGTGCGGCGTTTGTAAAAATCATATTTGGCCGCATTTGTTTTGTTCTTAACATCATCAGGTGTTAATTTGTATCCAGCTTTCTTACGATCAATCGCAGGAGTATCTGGGTCTTTTAGGTGTGGAGTATTCTCATCTAATGATTCATCTTCAAAGCGTTCCATTGCAATAATGTCTGCCCACTTTTCAAATGCTTCCATTGGATCTTTCTTTTCTTCATCGTCACACACACATTTTTTAGCAGGACGGTCACATGCATCGCAATATTCTTCTTTAGCTTCTGATGTGTATGCTTCAAGATCAACATCACTAGTTTCTTGCATAATTGAGAATAGTAACGGAAAGTATTGCGTAAGGTCTTCTTTGTAACTGCTTATTGTAAATTTAGATTTATAATCTTCAATAGTGGCTTCATCAATCTCAGTTGATAATCCGCTTTGTTCTTCAACACTTTCTGACCAAGCTTCGTAATGCGATTGCTTTGAAATACTGTCAATCGTATTTCTTAATGTAGATAATTTTGTACTAGCACGATCTAGAATATCAACAGCTTCTGTGGTTAACTGATCTGAATTGCCAACTTGACGTTTAAATGTGCTAAGTGCTTTAATTTGTTCGCTCATGCTAATAATTGCACTACCAACATTATCATACGGCATACCACCGTTGGATACGTGACGTTGCATTGCCTTTGCGCCAGCTAAGTGTACAAATGGATATTTAAAACGCTCACCTGCTTCATTTTGAATGAATACAGCTTTGATGTTATTAGGACGGCTACGTGCGCCACGGTCTTCACCAACCTTGTCATTGTGGCGAATAATTAAAAGAGTTTTTTCTAGTGGGCGGTATGAGCTCTTTGAGCTACCGTACATTTGTGATTCTGTCATGTTGTCTTCCTTAGTTCCGTTGACTGCAAGATATTGAAAATCGTGTTTCTCAAGATTACCTTTGGTAATGTCTCGAGTATCAAATCTCAACAGTCTACGTTTTGCAAACTGTCTCATTTCTCTTAGAAAATCATACCAGTAACCCTGTGTTACTGAATCTAGATCTTCTACAATTCCTTGACTATAGTATATTTTTAGATTGCCTAAATCGTTAATGCTTACACTAACACGCCCAAGTGTAATATCTTCAACTACAAAGTCGAAGTCAAAAAATCTTGATTCTGTTGGGTTTACTGTAACGGCGCCTGTTTCGTCTCCCATTTGTAGGTTAGAAAAGCGACTACGTACTTTGTCAAATAAGTCTTGTGCAATTAGGTCTATAGCGTTCATGTGTGTATTTATTAAAAATTGTTGCTAACGTATATGGGCAAAGGTAGCTCAAAATCATCGTTTACGTAATCGTGCATTGTGTCGTAAACCGCAGGATCCCAGTCTTGTAACTGCATAATCATGCGTATTGCTACTAGCATAGATGCTACTAAGTCATCTGGTTCTTCGTTTTTACCGGCAAAACTCACACCTGTTGCAATGTATGTTTTAAGCTGACTAATAAACGGCTGTGAATTTATTACTAGTTTCTTTGTTTCGATTAAGTGTTTTAACTTAGCGCAGGTAGCTACCTTTGACTTTTCTGTAGTATTGTAGCCCTTGCGATATCTGCGGGTATTACCCTTTTTAATAGGCTCGCTTAAAAACATTCCTGGAAATGTTTCTTCGCCTAACTCATTAATCGCAACTAGTGCGGCTTCGCCTACTGTATTGTTTTCTGTTGAATAGTATATGCTACTTTGCACACCTTTTTCTGTACAAGCATCGTCAATGTACTTGCAAATATCTCTAAGTATTTTAACCTGACTCTGTATAGGAGTTAAATTGTGATGCCACTCGCCTACTTGTATCAAACTAGGCAATTCAATGACTTCGATCGCCGAATAGTTTCCGCCAGTACCCAAACCAGGATCTAAGCTGATGATATAGGTACACTTTGGATCTATCTTTTTATACCAACGTGCTTGCCCCATTTTTACAACAGGATCTATCCCCTTCATTTCTGCTAGGTGAATACTGTTGATTAATGTTTCATCGTAAACTAAGAATTCACAACCGTACTCACGACGGAAACGTTCTTCACCAATACGGCCCATCTCAACTTCTTTCCACGCTTCATCACGATCTGGATGATCTGACCAGTGACTTGTGTATGCGTGAAATCCGTTAATACCTAAGTTGTCTTCTTTTACGTTACCAAATTCATCTTCTGTTTTAATAGCACCAAACCATAATTCTGCAAATTGATCTTCGTCTGAGTTTGGTGTTGATGTTAAAATTGCCTTACCACCAGTTGCCAGTGTAGGAGATATTGAAGTCCAGAATTCTTTACCAATGTTTGGCGGCACAAATGCAAACTCATCGCAATATAGCAATGATATAGACATACCACGACCTGTGTTTTCTGTAGTTGTTTGCGCTACAATACGTGAGCCGTTGTCAAATTCAATTGACTGTTTATTATAACTTGTAACACCACAACGAATATGATTAGGACATGTTTCATATCCATAACGGATACGTTGCATAATCTCTTGAGCACCAGTGTACTTGTGGGCCGCAATTAGAATAGTAACGTCTTGATTAAACATTGCGTACCATAACAAGTATCCTACAGCAGTTGTCGTTTTACCACTTTGGCGGGGCAACATATTAATGTTAAAACGATAATTGTGTAAACTGTTAACTAATCTTTCTTGATACCCGTATG